CAACCGGTTTTAAACCATCTAAAATATTAGTGCCATCGGCAGCGATCAACAGCGGATCATAATATATTATTGTTTCCAGGTCTAATATGTCCGGAAGATAGTTTGTTACGGTTATGGTATTACCTGCATCCTTGACATCCGCTAAATATTGTTTGAATGATACCAGTTCATTTTCTTGGATTGGAGAGAGCACGCCGTTGTTATCTTCTGTTGCTATTTTAATGATCAAGCGACTTTCGTTTGCTGCCTCATTCACTGCGCAGTACTTGATTATCTTGGAAGATTCGATCTGCTCTGGAGTCAACAGCGTGTTATCGTATTGATCAGTATCTTCAATCAGAGGATATCCAAATTGAAACAACATAGACTTTGTGCGGTACCAGCGTAGCGAATGTGGTTTCATATTAGCAATCTGATCGGTCACATCCTGCTTATGCAGATCAAATAATTGTTCCAATGCCCAGGTGCAGTATGCAAAAACATATGTCCAAAGTCTCCGGATACTTGTTCTACTGCCCGATACCTGAATGTTGTTTGCTGCTAACTGGTCAATGATCAGCTGTTGCCATTGTTCGATTGTTTTTGCCATTACGTTACTACTGTGAAATCCAATTCAATAACCCAGGCACCGATGCCATTTGGTTCGGTGCCTGCGTCAACCTTACTCAATGTTGCCGGCACATAATTGTTTACGGCAAGGAAATCGACCATGTTTGGATCATCCTGATCAACTGCAATAAGCTCTGTTGACGGTCTGATCTCATCAGTGATCGATAGATCATTTGCGATCGCCAATTTCATCACGTCGGTTACATTACCGCCATGTTGTACGGCTAGATCTAACAAGCTTTGATTATGGTCGACAACTATCATTGCTAAATACTTTTATCTTTTAATGCCTGAATAATTTTAACGGCATCAGCCCAGTCCAACTTACCGTCTGCCGTGATATCAATAGCCAGGGCAACGGCTAATTTTAAACGCTCACCGTTTCGGTCTGCATAATCCAATGACTGGAGGATCTCCGAGACCTTGACGATTATTTCCTGTGGATCTGTCAGCTCTGATACCTCCGCAAATAATTTGAAGCGCTTCAAAAAGTCCGGCAAATAATTACGTAACCAGGCTATCAACTTATCGTCGGCTACTGTCGGTGTGATTACCGTAATGATATCCACCACAGGACTGTTTGACGCTTGATAAATTGCATCGACTACGGCAACAGCCGTTTTCAATGCTTTTTTATAACCAGGTTTCAAACCATTGAAGATTGATTTTATCATCTCCACTATTTTTTTGATAAAGTTTTTCATGTTGTTATTTTTTTTAAGTTCTTGTCCAAGGAAGATTTTAAACTTCTGTTTTCAGTTCGCAGAGCATCTATTTCAAGTGAAAGTCCTTCACATTTTTGAGTAAGAACATCGACTTTTGTTACTAAATCCTCAGCCAATCCCCTCCAAATCTGTATTGCCTTATCTACATTGTCCAACTCAGCTGCTTTGATTTCAGCTTTCTGTTTTTTCCGAGATAGCACCCAGGCTACTCCAGCAGAAGTCGTTGCGACAATTAGATCTTGAAAGATGTCCGGTAGCTGCATGTTTTTATTTTTTAAAGTATAGGTCTGATTCTCGTTTTCGCCTTTTCACCAGTCCGGGTAACACCACTTTTTTACCTTTGATCGTGCCCTTACACCAGACCGAAAACCAATAGGGTATTTCGCTATGTAATGGATCGACATTGATACGCTTAACAAGTGTACTTCCTGTCATTCCTGCTTTACCTACGTTGTAAGCAAAGGATACAAGCGCATCAAATTGATTTTGATTGATGGGTTTCTTGACCGCTTTATTGACAGCGGATTCATAACCTACCAACATATTAGCTAATAGCTCGGAAGCCCGGCGCTCAGTGATCGGAAAATCTTTCATCGTTACTTTCTTGCCGTTCTCATAAACCGTCGTACCATATCCGATCGTTGGGACACCAACAGCGTCCAGGTATGGTACAGCAATAAAGCTTTCTTCTTTTTTAATAAAATTGATACCTGCTAATGATATTTTCATATTGTTATTGTTAAGTCTTGTAAATTGTCTTTAAGATCCAAAGTGTAATTCGTGTAGCCATCGTTTTCAAGTTCCACACGGATTTCTCTTATGATCTTGTTTTTATTAAAAATTCCATTCAGTCTGCGCCTGGCTCCGAAACCCACAAAAGGAAATTCCTTCCAATCGGCTTTGTTGGAGATCATGAGCAGCTCGACGTGCTGTTGATCACTTTCGCCCTCACTCCATTCCGTGCCCAGATCGATGAGGTCATAATCTTCGCTTAGTAATAAATCAGTTCTCATGTTATGTTACCTTTCCTTGTCCTGTCGCTGTAACCGCTCCACCGCTTACCGATGTTCCGGTTACTGTTGTATTAACGTCACCAGATCTTACGAACCGATCAATAGCAACAGCCAATCTTTCTGCCTGTCTTTTTCGCGCTTCCTTTGGATCCACATCGATATCACTTTCATCATTAAAAAGATTGAGGATATCGGTGATCAATGTTTCTTTGTTCAATGGCATATCACTTCAATATTTTATTGATTTTCGTTTTGATGAGGCTTAGCGCTGCCACATTCGGACTCCGCCCATTGATCACGATGATCTTTGAAACTTCATCAATCAGATCCGAAAGTACTTTTGACAGCTTATCGTTATCCATCTGGATTAAATGCCCCGTTTTATCCAGTTCATATCTTGCACCTCCGACATTCATGACGACTTTATCGACCTCGCTGCACATCAGTATGCAGGCTTCAACCTGCTGATTATCTATAATGCCGTACAACACGCTACTTCCTTCCGCCGGTATCATTACGTGGCGACTTCCGGGCTTGGTTTCGGTAGCGTGAAAACGGACATCATAGAGCGACGGTTGACCATCCCTTTCTACCGTGCAGCTTGCATCAGTGATCTGGGTTGCGATACCCACACCAATGGTGCGAACGGCTCTGGAGGACATTGTTTTGTCTAAGAAATTTTGGAATACATCCGTCATGCCTGTCTATACTTTAAATGCCAGTTCGTTCTTTCGGCTAATCCCTTCCGAACTGTATGTTTTTGTTACTTTTTCAATGAGATACGTACCCTCGCGGTACGGCTCCCGACGATCGATTATCTGTAAACTATCCCCTGCTTTTGTCAATGGAAAACCGAAACCTGTTATTTCTCCAGTGTATCCCGTATACACCGATTTTTTTAAACGGGCTTCCGCAATCTTTTTGGCGACCTCTTCACTGTCCGCGGCATACTCGATCGTGTGCACGGTAGCGTCCTTGTCCTTACTTCCAACCTCAACGTATGCCTCGGTACTTTTTTTGTTCCGGATCTTGACCCGGACTCTGACGTTGAACTCATCTGCTAAGCGATATTTAAGATCACTTGACTTGACGTTATTCTGTTTGTCGTATACATGCGCCGCTGTAAATCCGATTTTCCAATCCCAGGCAAAGCCGACCGTCAATACGTCACCAACTAACTTTGCATAAAATCCAAACTCTTCCTTTATCTTATCCAGGATCTGGTAAGTGCTCGCATTGTCGATAATATATTTTCCAAGCTGTACGTCGGGACATTCTACTTTTTTGATAAATGTTCCTTGGATCGCATCGGTCAACAATTGTTTTAAGGTGACAGACTTGTAACTCTTGACTATGTTGTTTTGACGCAATGGGTACAGTTGATCACAGGTGATCTCCAGTGGAATGTCTGCCGAGATCTCCCGGACATAACCGCGGTACTCGACATTGATTCCTGTTTCCTCGTATCCAAATTCGATCGTAACCGGATTGCCTGACTTTATGTAATCAAGCGGATATTTATTGTCCAGTTGTTTATAAAATCGAGGTATGACAATCCGTGCTGTCGAGCTGATCTCAGTAATACTTTCTTCTATTTCCACAGATGTGATGTCGTCAAAGTATATCTTACCGATCGTGATCCTGGCAGACATATTCAAGTAGGGCAGCTTTTCCATTATTGCACATTTTGCTTAACAAAGAAAAACTCCACTGGTCGAATACTTCTTGCTGTAAGTGAATACTGTATGGTATCAGCATAGCCGGCAACTCCAGCAAGATCGCAGTCGGTAAAATAAATTGACTTGATATTGAGGTCGTCAAAAAATTGACCTTCAACAGCCATTGCACCAGGATAATTAAAAAACTCGCGCAACTTGATCACCTCTGCTTTTGGATAGTTGTGATTTTTCATGTCGATTAATATGCCCTGGATCCTGATCTCCCAAGATTTATCACCATAGCGCTCGACTACTTCCGCATCGGTACCATCTATTTCGGTGATGATCAGATTTTTCGATTTTGAAAATGAACACATGGGAGGTGGCGCATAAACATCGATACTATCCAGATTGCCCGACAGCATGTTTGCGAAAAACATGCGGTTTGATTGGTCTTTGATTATCGTCATTTCTTCAAACGTTGAGTCCGAAACATACACACCCGATCCCGTAATGCCATTTTCCTCCGCAAACTTTTGTTTGCGGAGGGTTTCACTTTCGTTAGCACTTACGTACCCAAAAGCTGCTTTTAATCGGGATCCTAAATCAAATATCATCTTAATCTTTTTTGATAGTTATCGGTAATCTGTTTGTTTCGAGCAGCCATTGAAACTGTCGGTACTTTTCAAGCCAGACGTCATCTTCAAGATCTTCCGGAAATGGAATGTGCATGAAGTGTGACAACTGTGCATTGATCTGGCGGATCTGATCACCGAAAGTAACTTCCGGTGATTGATCGATGACTGGGTATTCCTCCAGGTAATCTTTAAATTCCTGCAAGGCATTTACGCTATCGGACGTGTCGTCGTCATCCGATAGCGCTAGATGTTTTTTATCCTAGCCTTTCTTACGCTGATCAATTGTCCGATTGCATCGACGCAACCTTGGAATAAACCATCGTCTGCCTTCACAATTTCTTTGTGCGATAACAGACAGCTATTGACCAGGATCTCATCCGCTTTGCCCGGATTCTTGTCTATCCATTTTGTGTATTCAGAAAGGACAGATCGATCCGGCTTACGTACAAGTACGGTCATGTAATCATTACCATCGTCATCCATTGGCAATTCTGCATAGCTGACGTGGTTGGGCTTAAATTTCAATTTTGCCGCATCGATCATTTCTTGGGTTATGCCCTCGGGCAAAGTATTTGTATCTTTCATTTTGGGATGTATTAAAAGTATTAGGTTAAATAATTGACACCGATCACAAAGAGGTCGAATTGTTTCGCCAGTCCCATATCTCCAGTGACTTCACGTCCCTGGCTTTGGAATTTTGCGGTTACAGTGTCGTTAATAATTTCATTGTATTCATTCACGTAACTGACCTGAATATCAAAAGGGCGTTTTCTCAATAGATCGCCACCTACAGACTTTTCGATCGCCACCACAGATGCCATGTACAGCGTGATTGATCCCGCGTGTGTCTTTTTGCCCATGCTCCAACTTGTAGCATCATTTGCCAACGAATGGTTAACCTGGTGCTCCTGTTCCGTAGAGTAGGTGATTTCTTTCACTTCGTCGTAAATGATTCCATCGATAGTGACTACGACATCACCACTGTCGTATGCTTTTCCGTTCTTTCTAACTATTCCCATTACAGAGTCGTTTTAAGATTAATTGTTCCACTTATTCTGTTGATTGTCCCAGTCGGCTGAAGATCAAATGCGACCTCCAGAACCTTTTCGCCGGTCAACAGATCACTGTCGGGATTCGTGTACGTGAGACCTCCAGAAATGAGCTTTTCAGACTCCATGTCGTCAAAAACTTCATTGCCTTTGCTATTGAAACTTTTCACCACACCGATTGCCAGTTTACCCGTTGTTTTATCCGCAGGCTGTACACTTTTGATCTTAGGTAGCAAAGCACGACGTAAACGTCTGACGGCTTCGTCCATCGTACGACCGTATGCGATTGTGGACTCATTCATGATTCCACTTTCTTGGTCTAATATCTCAGGCGCGCAGACATGATCATTGTTAAAGCGATAGCCACTGATACCCGTATAACTCATCGGAAAAATGTAACCTTTCTGATCGAGGGTAGCCAATTGAGCCTCTGCCGTATCGACCTTTTCATGTGAGCTTAATCCACCAGTGACATACTTATTGCGTACGGCATTCGTCAGGTTCAATGTTTCCACCTCTCCAATGTTTTGATTCACCTGGATACTTGACAGCACACCGAGGGCTAAACCGACAGAAGCATATTTTTTTCCAGATGCGAAAGCCAGGCTTTCTGCATAGTCGTAGTCTTGGGCAATGATCAGACTGACTTTGTCCGCTTCCAATCGGATACCGGATCCTGTTGTCAATTCTTTTAAGTTGATTGCTGATTGAGCATTCCCACTGTAGGCACGACCTTCCAACAAAACATGGACGGGACGCTCGGTATCGAATGCCCACAAAGCAAATTCTTGTGCCGGGGCAATCGCTGCACGGATATCGGAGTTGAACCCATCCGTAACCACCTCGGGATTTTCAACCGTAAAGGTTGGATTGATCGCAATCGCTATTTGTCGGATTTCTCCTTTAGCAAAAGCGATCAATTTACGTGCATATAGCAAGCCCGCATCGGTTAGCATATCAGCCGGTTTTAAAGCTTTGTCAACTACCATCAGATACAGTTTTGTTCCTTCCGTGTTCACACGATAGAACTCTTCAATATGATGATAAAGGACAACAGCATTG